ACATCTGATGTAGTAGTTACCCAAATCCCATGGATGGATCCTGCTCTCTATTAGATGTACATATACATACACACATACTCAATATATAACGATCGTTATATATATATCTCCCTTACTTTCCTCCTTCGAGCGAAGCGCAGCGTAGCGACCTACATTCTGTGCCTACAGTTATCCGCGAAGCGGATCGGAGCGAAGCGACACATATGTTATATACGATTAATCTATTTGCATCTGTGACATCATACTACATGATAAACTGTTTTCATTTTCTACCACTTTTCTCAATGTCTCTCTCAGCACCCTAATCTCCTCCTCCAACTCTTTCTTGTTTTCGTTTAGCTTCACAATCTCGATTTCCATACATTCGATGTCGTACATCATGTTGCTCATTTCTTCGTATACATTCATTGTCTCGTTATCCATTGTTTTAACCTTCTTTTTATTATTTTATTTATTTATATTTCTATACTTTCATTATGACCCAGTTAAATCTGGGTACCCCCATCTGAAACTATACTCCGTCCCTCCGTACCTCCGTCCGTCTTTTTTCCCTGTTCACAACTATACTCCGTCCCTCCGTAACTCCGTCCGTCTTTTTTTAACATATCCTTAAACACCTTACTCTATCGAGTGAAGTGGAGCGCAGCTCCCAAATCTGTGCCTGTTCTCTGCCCTGACACTATTTTAATGTTAGTCAGGGCCCACAGCACGATCAGATTTCACCGAAATCCGTGCTGATCCAGCGTGCCTGGTGCTGCAATCATATTTGTTAAAAATATGTCCTCCTTTTCTATTGCAGCCTTTGATCTCGACTCAGCTTCTCCAGTCGAGATCTTCTTCCAGGTTTTATCCTGGAAGATTTCCCATATCTGCCACCTGTCCTTGGACATGGTAGATACTATAGGTGGGAAATTCGCAAACACCACTACATGTGGAGGGTCGAAGTCTATGGTTTTACCAGAGTATTTTGTTGATGTTATCGACCCGTTCTTGAGACACTCAATTCCACTGTAGAAACCCTTATGTGTTTGTGCCGATCTGGATAGATCGAATATCCACCCATGCTCTTCCCACCCACTCTCTATTGCGTTTATCGCAATAGCCGCAAGGTCTCTAGTCTGGTTTACCTCGGTACAACTGTACCATTTCTTACCCTCTGATTTAAGATGTTTAGCCAGGCACGACTTCCCAGTATTACCAACTTCATCAAATATCCATATTATGTCTCTATCCATCTGTGCCGCACTCCTTGAGTTAATGAACTCAATTGCACTCACTTGCCATGGATAATCAGGTATTACAACCCTCTTGAGTTTTCTCTCTCTCACATCTATTGCGTTTCTTATTGCAAGTACACCCGAGGCCATAGCTGGGGTCTTGCAATACTTGACTAATGCTTCAGCATTATTTTCACAATGTATAATACCTTCTACTATGTTTCCTCCTGATATTTGGTCATTAAATGCCAAATCCTGCATTTCTCGGTCTTCTTTAGCCAAATACTTCATACCATCTTTGAATGCTTTATAGCATCCCAATCTCTTTATATGTGGATGTATTTCATCCTTCTTCTCGTAATCGAAAAATCTACAACTCTTAGTAGCGAACTTCTTATATATCTTAGCAGACAGTAATACATGGGTATGCTCATATTTGACGGTCTTGTCACCGTTCTCATGAGCCATGTATACCTCGTCTGTCTGAGGACACTTCTTCCTAACCCACGCCTCATACTTCTTCTTATCTATATGAGTCTTGTACGTAAGTAATAACCATCTATTGTCCAATCTGAAGTTGCCGTCGTCTGCCACTGTACCCTCAGGTTCTTCGACGTCCTTACCTATGTTCTCCTTTTCGTAATTTCTCGCGTCTACTATACTCTCCTTGATTAGATTTGTAAAAATCGCTTCTTCACTTGCCATTTTCTCAAAGTACTGCTTTACTCTTGTTAATGTAAAAAATTTATTTTTGGCATTGATTTTAGGTAAAGCTACTTCCCATGGATTTCGTATACACGAACATCCAAACATGAGATATCCTATTTCATGTTTTAATTCTGATTGCACAACAACTTGTGCCATCTTCGATTTTGAATTCATAAATTCAAAATTAATTTTAAACAATTATACTACCCTATATAAAAGAACGTTTAACTTCGTAAACTTCCAATGTATCGAAAGACTCCTTATGTCCGTAAGTACGGTAATAACTCAAAGAAGTCCTCTTCTTCTTCTTCTTCTGCCCCTACTTATTACAGGGGTTATGGTGCTTATCGCCCACGCTATACCCGAAGGTACCCACAGCCTACCCGTCGTTATTATTCTGGTAAAGGTGCTTATTATCTTAAAGGTGGTGTTAACGCCAAGGCCAAGGTTCCCTACTTTGGACAGGTTGGCGGATCTATCGAAGGTGGATATTCCACCGGAACTATCAAGGGTCTAGGAGCCTATTCCCAAGAGAGCATTAGACATAATGTAATGATTAAACCCGACATTCCTCAGATACGTAATGCCCATTACGCTGAGGGTGCGACTATAATCCGTCATAGGGAGTATCTAGGAGCTATTACTACATCATCCGTAGCAGGAGAATTTAAGATTGAAACATATCCTCTCAACCCTGCTCAATCATCTACCTTCCCATGGTTATCTACTATAGCCAATAACTACGAGGAATATCGTCCTAATGGAGTCTTCTTCGAATTCCGTAGTACAGCGTCAGACGCCATCGCTTCATCCACCAATTTGGCACTTGGACAGCTCATGATGGCAACCCAATACGATCCTACAGATCCTGGCTTCCAATCCGATACCGAGTTACTCAACTATTCCTGGGCTCAGAGCGCTAAAGTATCCGAAGGTGTACGCCACTTCATAGAATGCGATCCCAAACAATCACCCCTTTCCCACTTATATACCCGTGCAGGTGCTCCTCAGGGTGACAGTGATCTCAGATTTAGTGATTTTGGTACATTCTCAGTGGCCACTCAAGGTCTCCAAGGTACAAACGTACAAATAGGCCAGCTCTGGGTAAGTTACGAATTCCTCCTCTACAAGCCTAAACTCGGTGAAGATCAAGCTACTGCCGGTGGATGGTTCAAAGCTCGTAACAATATTGGCATTACTTCTGGTGCTCCCTTCGGTGATCTTGCAGCATCACTCGAGGATCCTGAAAATAACCTCGATCTTACTCTAGCTAATGCTGGAGGTGTCAATCAACGTATTAACTTTCCTATACAAAACAAGGAAACCAGTTACATGGTAACTTATCATATGGAAGGTACTATCGGTGCAGTCGATTTAGATATCCCAGTTTTTACTGTTTCAACTGGTGTTCATACATGTTCTAAATGGGTAATGAACTCTCTTCTCCGTGCAGATTATCCTGAGAATTCTGCAGGTGCTACATCTAGAGCCAAAGGCGTTGTTCTTATCATCACCATTACTGATCTAGTTGATCCACAATTTGTTCAATTCAATGCCGGTGCAGTACTCCCAACCGGTGTTCTCACATCTGATGTAGTAGTTACCCAAATCCCATGGATGGATCCTGCTCTCTATTAGATGTACATATACATACACACATACTCAATATATAACGATCGTTAT